CCCAGCCTTCCTTTTGTGTCTCCTGTATATGTTTCACGGCACCGGTGTAAAACTCTTGTAGTTGCTGCATACTTGCAAACTCGTAAAACGTCGGGTTGTCTTCTTCCCCGAGCTTGAAAGTAACAGGAAGGTTTTCCCCGCCTGTCTGCAAGGCAAGATCGTACGCCGTCTTATAATTCATCTGGTTCTCCATGGAAAGCCAGACTTTCAGGCCGTTCCATACGTACCCGCTTTCGATCGTGTCAGTTATCTTTCGGTTATACCATTCATTAATAACCGCCTTGATTTCTGCCAGTGCGGGTAGATGATCGAACGTCTCTTCCATGTAACTGCGTTGCACTCCTTCTGCTGTCTCTGTTTCCTGGTAATCCCACGTAATACGCCAGATTCCCCGGCGGCGGTTGGTGCATCTTACCGGTTCCGCCTTGCTGTCTGCATAAATTCGTATCATTTCAAGTAAAATGTATAATTATCAATCCTTTTTCACTTACTTCACCTTCGCAATGTGCTTCAAAAGGCAGTTCTCCGTCTCTTGCCGCTGATTCACAAATGAAAAGGGTTTCCTCCAGGCTGGTAAAATACTTTCTCTCCTTGCCGTCGAGTTCCAGCTTTATAACAGTCCGGTTTCCGTTTTTCGTCGGAACATCCTTTTCATAATCAAGTACGATCACATCCTTGTTCATCAGTTCGGGCGACTTGATCCTTGCCCCGGTAAATCGTTTCCGTCCGTCTTTAGGCTTGTACTTGTAGCCCAAATCTTTTAATTTTTTCATTTTCTTTCCTGTTAGTTTATAAAATAAGTTCTTGCAATCAGCATGTTTTGTAAGCCCGTAAAATGAAGCGGTTAACTCCTGCCTACGTTTCTTGCTTTTAACCTTGTGCATCTTGCGGGCGAACTTTTGTTTGTTACGCTTCCTTAACCGCACATGATCCGGGCGGGTTACATATCCCAGAAAGTCGATACCTTCGGTAATCGGGAAAACGGTATCATTACTTTTAATCTCCAGGCGGGCTTTACGGGCCTGTTCATGAATGATATCCCTAACCTTCCAAAGGTATTTCTTGCTACCAGAAAGCACCAGACCGTCGTCACAATACCGGTAATAGTGTGCTACTGCCTCCTGATCCTTTAACCGGTGATCCAGATAAATAGACAGAAGCAAATTACAAAGCCCCTGCGATGATCTTAGTCCGATACTCACGCCTTTAGGCATCATGCGGATGCACTCTTCCAGGATTCCGATCAATATTTTATCCTTGAACATCTTTTTCACTGCATCCAGCAAAACGTCCTGGTCTACGCTCTCATAGAATTTCGTTATATCGAACTGGTACCCGAACAGGGTTCCTTCGGGATCAGCTTTTATATCTTTAACGATATACTGTAAAAGGTCATGCGTACCCCTGTTTTTAATGGATGCGGAAGTAGTCCGGATAAAACGTACTTTCAAATGCCGGTCCACCACATTCATAACAGCGTTAAGAACGATCCTGTCTTCCAGGGAAACCGATTGTACGATCCTTACCTTCGGCCCGTCGTCTACGGTCATTTCCCGATATCCTCCGAGCTTGAACCGCCCACTCCTGATCCGCTGCCTGATCCTCTCTACCGCCTTCGGAACATCCGCCAGTATTCTACGCCCGGCAAAGCTGCGCTTTCGTCTTCTTTTGCGCAATACCGTTTTTATGGCGTCCTCTATATTGGAGTCCTCGACAATCTCTTCTATAATATTATCTTCTCTCCACATGATAATTAAATTAGCCTTCAATTCCCCGGGCCGGGCTTCTTCGAAAAAAGTTCCTACCAAACCCCATTGCCCTGCGCTTTGTTTTTCCCCTTTCCAGCCGTAAACGGCTGCTGTTGGCGAGGCTCATTCCTCTTGGCTCCACGTCGGGGACACGTCCCCACTGTTGTACGCCAATCTTTAAGGCTTATGCGCTTTTTCTTTATTCTAATTGTTTGCAAGCCGAACGCCGATGTTCGCATTCGTGTTCGATGAATCGTTATTCGCGTTCGCATACGAAACACCGCCTAACGCGTTCGCGTTGTTGTTCGACCGATACACCACACGAGTGTATATGAGGAAATCCGCCTTTGTACTTTCAGGAAGCACCGGCACCCGTCTTACTTCCGGACGCCCGCGCTACCCGCACAACGTTTTACGTTGCTATTTTTTTATTTTAATCAGCCTGATTTATGGCTTTAAAGGCCGCGACGCTACCCGCCCAGCGTATTATGCCCCTGAAGGCAAGCCGAACGCCGATGACCGCATACGTGACCGATGAATCGCTATCCGCGGGCGCATACGAAACACCGCCCAACGCGTTCGCGCTGTAGCTCGACCGATACACCACACGAGAAAGCCCGGTACCTACATAGAACCTGTCGAACCAATGTGAAGAAGTGGAACCGCCTTCTTTGGCTGCAATCAAATCCATATACCGGCCCCAAACCATGTGGGTAGGATAAATATCCGCATTATAAACAGTAATTCCCTGTACAACGCGTTCCGTTCCGTCCGGCATGGTAATAAACCACCTTCCGTCCGCCGCCGTCTTGTTTACTGTGACATACTGCAACCATTCCGCCTTGTTTCCCTGGAAATTCTCATATCCCAGCACATTGACGGACTGATAATTTACACCGTCCCGGTAAGCACCTTCCGCCTGTGGATTGGAACCGCCCTTTTCCTTATAATAAGAAACCGTATCACGCATCCCCAGCGCATTTGTAAGGCCTGTCACTTTCTGGTAATTGTTTGTTCCATATCCGCAAACTCCCTGCGAATCGGTATTACCGTATTTAAAGAAATGCAGATTACCCACATCCTTGTGCATCTCCCAGTCGAACAGCTGGAAACCTTTGCCCCTGTTCTGGGCGTATTTGACTGCCTGGCTCTGTGAAATAGTTCCTACACTTGAAACACCACTGACAGAACGCAGCACATCATCAATCAGATAGGCTTCATAAACACCGCCCAGGCATTCCGTATGCTCTACCCAGTCCGGCTCGATCGCTTCCACACTTTCCGATGTTGTGAGTAAAACGAAATCGAAGGCCGCCGAATTAAGGAAAGTAAAGGCCAGTTTCGTAGCCCCTACAGGAACGGCACAAAACAGATACATACCATTGATAAAACCGTTCGCATTTGAAACGCTGATCCGACTTACTATTTTCCCGGCATCATCTATAAATACAGCACCGTAAAGAGTAGAAGCAAAACCGGGAAAACGAACCTGCTTGTAATCCCGGACGTCCACCAGGGCGAACGATCCGGATTCGTATTCATTCTTCGCCTCTTCAATGGTTGTGTAATCCGTATTCTTACGAATCCCGATCCCTTCCGTCACATCCAGTTCCTCGCGGGTAAATCTTATACTGGTGTACCCTGCTGCTGCCGGCGCATCCTCATTACTTGAAATAAAACCGTAAAGGCACTGATTCAGCACGTCCGTTACTCCCTTGTACCAGTAATGAGGCTCATATATGTAAACTTCACCTTCCGATCCGGTTAATACTGCATCCGTGGCGTTCTCCACGCTGTCACTATCCGCGTATTTATTTCGGTTCTCATCATGAAGCGGGTAACAGGTCATTTCACCCTCCGCCGTCTTTTTAGCCAGAATACAACGTCTTTTCGACAACACTTCCAGGATATGGGAAGACGGAGCAAATTCCGTATTATAGTCATATCCGGTGGAGTTATCCAGGTTTGTAATCTTTTCCCCGTCCTCCACCGTCTGGTCTATTTTTATGCAGACAAACTGCGGCTGAATGATATTCAGTTCCGGGAAGTGCGCACAGGTGGCGGCGTACTCTTCGTCCGACATGGACTGGGTAAGCCGGTACGTACCCACCAGGCGGCACGTCTGCACGTTTCCCCCGTCTTCATCAACACCACCCATTGTCATAAGCCCGCGAAGCAAACTTCCGTCCCCGTCCATATCTATACCGGTAATTCGTAAATAGTTGGTCGCGCTGCATTGCTGTAACAACGTGTTCCAGTCGATCAGGCTACAGTTATCAATCACAAGGCGCGTGATATTTGCCGTGCCTTCCAGCTGCAGCCCTGCATTGGTCAGTTTGTTCAGGTACCGGAGCTCCAGCGTCTGCAAAGTTGCGGGAAGGACGCAAACGGCCAGAGGCGCACCGCCGGCGAATGTCACACCGGTAAGGGATGTATCACCGGCCAGGAAGGTTTCAAGTTTGGTGTTGCTTGAAAGGTCCATACCGGTAAAGGAAGAGGATTTAAGCCCGGATATGTCGAGTTGTCGAAGGTTACGGCAATTACCCACCAGAAGGGCGTTAAGTGTCATCTGTCCGGCCTCACAGCTAACATTCAGTTCACGCAAGGCCGTACAGTTGTTCAGGTTCAACGTGCCGACAATGGCGTGGGCTACATCCGTCAGATCAAGCCCGCGAATACGGCTTGCACCGTAGAAATATTGCGGATCGTTTACTATTAAATCCGTGTCCATTGTCAGTTCCACCACAGCCCCGGCCGTTTCTGCAAGTACCGCGCTTTGGTGCGGCGTTCCGGACGTGTAACCGTACCCGTAATAATACCGTTCGGAGGCCGTAATCCGAATTTTCCGGTTATCGCTGCCGAACTTGTACCCGAAATAAGCCGCGAAGCTGTCACGGCGGTAAGTACCGGCCACATACTGACTATCCAGAAGGGCGAAACGGTTCTGAATGGTATAAGTACGGTGCGCGTAACGGCTGCCCTGCAAGGCATACAGATAATTATAATAACTGGTTCCGCTGCCGGTTGTCACACCTTCGGTAAGCGGAAGGATATATTTATATTCCGAATCCTTGTTATAAATCCGCTCGCACCAGTTGCCCATTTGTTCCTCGTTAAATACTTGCAGGACATATTCAAGGCTCATATTACTACGCAAGGTTTCCGCCACTTCACGCAATTTGTCCGGACAAGACCGTACCAGTTCCCATAAAACGGAATCATGGCCGGCAAAAGCATAACTACCGATACTATCGTCAAAACTTTCGTGGGTAATGGTATATTCGTATTTCAGTACCGAATCATTACGCACACCGAACAGCGTGTCCATATCGTAAGGAAGGAAATACCAGATCAGAGAGTCCCAAGTCGCCAGCATCATGTTTTTTGCCCGGTTATCCACAGCCATAAAGTAATCGGTAATCAGATACCATGCAAACGGGCTGTCATTACCGAAATACTGGTTATATTCCGCCAGGAACTTGGCGGGATCATCCTTACATGAATCGATCCAGTTCCAAAGCCTTGTAACTGCCGCCTTGTCGTCCTCGTGTGCATCCGCCCAGGTAGTGTCCGCCTTGAAACGAAATTCCAGCGCATCATCAAAAGAAGACATGTCGGTAGTCCCGAACAGACAAAGGGCCTCGGAGTTGTTCAGGAACTCCAGACAGATACATTTGTTACGCTGCCCGTTCAGGGCCGCTTCGTCGTTGAATCCTTCAATTCCTTCAAAACCGTAAATGATCGCACTTTCCGACTTCTCATTATTGAAATTGTATTTTCCCAGATAAGTATTCGCACCGGTGCCGTCGTTGTCATAAAACAGGTCCATAGGGAAACCGTCCACGCCTATACGTACGTCATATTCCCCCTTATATGCAGCCTGCGGCGGTGTCAGCCACCCGCACCTCTTCCAAACGTCGTTCACAATACGCACCGCACCGGTATTATGTGTACCGGAAGAATCGGAAAAGTCCGCTTTCAAACAGAATATACTGATCGGCCGTGCTCCCGGTTTGAAACTGTATTCAAGGGACGGCACATCCACGCCGTTAACTTCCAGCGTGGTACCGTATTTTTCCAGGCGCAAGAAATAAAGACGGTAATTCTTACGCGGATAAGTGGTGGATGATGTACCCTGTATTCTTAGACCGACATTCCTTGCTACAAAATCGTACTCCTTACCCTGCGGGCTATAAAAATAGATATCGACCGGTACCTCGAATTTCTTGTTATTGGTGGCGTTGACAAGGTTCACATCGCCGACAATTCGCATAACCGCCTTTCCCTGGGCGCGTAACTTGTCTATGTCGATATCCGTACCGTTGTCCCCCGTAACATCGTTTTTTTCAAATAACAGGACCATTTCGTCCGACGTAGTCCGGTCTACCATGTAATTGTTCAATTCTTCATCATCCGTAAGCGCACGGTTATAAATACGGAAATTCCTGATCTCCACATCCGCCGTATCACTGAACAAACGGATGTTCACCGGTTCCGCCTGCAGTAATCCTTCGGTAGCCCCATACTGCACCGCTCCGCAACGGATTCCGTTTACATAAAGTTCCAGCAACCGCTTACCGGCCTTGGCCCCGACAATAAAGGCCATTTTCAGGTTCATATCACTTGCAAACTTCGTACTTACTTCCGTACCGCCGGAAACACGCATAAGGGCCTGCTCCGTTGTCATCTGGAAACCGATATCGCCGGCCATACAGTCCAGTATCACCCCCTGCCGGTCCGTTACCGACGAACAAAGAATTTCCATTTCATAGGTAGCCCCGGTAGTGGTTGCATCCGTGGAGAACGGCCGGTACCCGATTTCAATCTTCGCGCCTCCCGTAAGTTTCAGGGCGTCACCCGTCCAGCCGTTGCTGCTCCAGTCGAAACCAGAAAATGTCGTATGTATGTCGCCATAATCCCAGGCTCCCGGATCGGATTCGCTGTTGCTCCGCCCGGCTGCCGAAAGTTTCAGTACAAGCCCGGCGGTAGTTTCCTGCAAGTCGATCCCGCTTTCCGTTACGTCGATATAAAACGGGTATTCCGTGGCCCCCGTCTTAAATTTCATAGTGATCTCGCCCTGCTCCGTAAAACGGTTGGTATATGTCTGCGTAGTACGGGCCACACTGACAGACTGCGTTTTCACCCCGTCCCGGTAAACGTCCATTTGAGCCGGCGTTGCGTCAGGATCATAAGCCACAAAGTCAAATTTTACCTGTTCGTACTGCCCCGCTTCCAAGCGCGGAACAAGATGGTCCTCCGTAAAAATACGGCCGTCCGGAAAACTCATCATCGTGCCGATGAACGGTGCCGATCCTCCGGATTTCAGAATATCAATATAGATACTTTCAGACTTTAACACGAGATCGGCGGAAGCCTCCATTTCGGCAACCATTTGAACGGTATTCCGGCCGGTCACAAGCGAAGAGGGGGACAAACTGAAACTGCCGTTTGTCGTTCCCGATCTTGTAATGGTGTGCGCGTTCTGTTGCCGGCCGTTCAGATAAAGCGTGACGACCTTTGTTCCGGAACCGCTCACGGCATAAGGGATATTAATCGTGTCGGCCAGGGTATAACCGCCTGCGGCTATGGCCCCGGCCAGATTGTAAGAGCTGGTAAGGGAAAGGCTGACAACCTTCACGGATGTAAACGCCTGTCGGGTCTGTTTCTTGCCGGTAGTCGGATCGGTTGTGGTTGCCACTACGTAAATATCGGTATTCCCAACAAGCAAGTAACTTGAAAGGTCCAGTTCGTAACTGCCTTTGGAAACATCGCTGACCGTCTGGGAATACATGGTAGTTGTTCCACGCCTGATCGTAACGGTGATATCCGCCTTTTGCCCGGTAGATTCCCCCTTTTCATCCCCCGTGGTGTATTGGTGATCGTATGTATAAGTAAGACGGGCGTTTCCGCCTTCCTTGATTATGGCGTTATCTACAGCCGCATTCAAGACAATTTTAGTAGCCACCGTTTCGCCGGAACCTCCACCGGAACCGGCCGGGATATCCACGGCGGTAATTTCCGCGCCGCTTTTGTTCTGGAAAGACAGACGGACGGATGTTTCATCCTCGCTTACCTCCGCATTTACGTTAAACAGCGTGGAAGCGTCCACCTCGTTAAAACGGGCGGTTACTACCTTGTTTTCTACCGGATTGGTGGAATCGGCGGACAAAGTCTCGTCCACTTCCAGGATATCCACGTTTACATTCACATTACCGGCCGCGTCCGGCGTCTGCTTCTCGCCGTTTACCGTTACACTCTTTACCGTTCCTTTGCCGCCGAACTCTTCCCAGCTCGCCTCCTGATCCCAGACAGCCGGATCGGTTCCGGTAAATTGCCACGTCTCCCATTTACCGAGCGATGTTTCAAAGGTGATAACACGCCCCCGGCCGCGTTGTTTTTCCGGTACCGCGGCAATGGCGGAAGCAAGAGTATAGAAACCTTCTGCAAGTGGTATGTTACCGGTTACGTTATAAGTATTCCCGCCGGCCGAACCGCCGCTGCCGAAATCCTCCCACTTTTCGACATTTTCAAAATCCGTGTCCGGATTACCTCTAAATTGTTTCGTCACCCAGCCGTCGGCAGTAAGAAAAGAAAGGATTACACCGTTTTTCCGTACATTGTTAATCTTTCCCGCCGTTTTCAATGTTGCAAATACCCCCGACAGATCACTATAAACGGTACCGGCGTTCAAAAGGTTGTTTACATTGGTAAAGGTGGAAGACAGACGCCCGTCCGTTTCCTGTAACCCCTGTTTCATTTTGTCACGGTCTATCTGCAATGTGCTTATGTCATCGGAACAACTGGTTATATCCTGGGACAAACTTTTCAGTTTTCCCCAAAGGGAACCGTCTTCACTCTCCGAACCGTCTTCACTGCCGATACGGGCGTTAATATCAGCCAGCAATGCGGCAAGCGAATCACTGTCTTTAAGCCCGTTCAGAAAATTAAGAATCTCGTTAAAGTTGTCGATTGCCTGCGAAGCGTTGTTACCGACAAGTCGGTCGATACGTAAAGAAACGGCGTCTATAGCCTTCTGTAATGCTGCATCGGCGGCAATGCGGGCGGTTTCCTCCGCCTCGACTTCCTTACCCTGGGAAACCAGTTTCAGGTGTTCGTTCAAGAAGCCAAGAACCGCCGCCACCATTTGGTTAGTAACGCTTTCCGCGTCCTCCGCGGTTTCAATGACTATAATAAGATCATCGATATACTCCTGTGTTGCCATATAGATACATTAATTAAATTGTTTACTAAACTCTTTGGAATGAACCCTCGGTTTCCGGTAGCCGCTTTCCGTAATTTCTCCCGTCCAGTTGGACTCTTTGTCGGCAAACATGAGTTTTAACGTCACGTTCTGCGGTGCGTCCGGACGGACACGGTAAGAAAACTCTTCCGCCGAAGGAATGACTTTTATTTCTTCCCGGCCGTAACCTGCCAGGTAAACATCATCAGAGGAAAGCAGATCAAGAAGAAAACGTATTTCCTGCGGGCGTTTGAATCCCGTCTTAATCGTTACAGCTTCCTGTATCTCCGTCCGTATGCGATCCGAATAATAATCATCGGTAATTTCATCGTAACGCCGGAAAACAGCGTCTTCGTCTTCATCCATGCTGGGAGTTACGCTTGCCTCGCCTTCCAGGGAAAACACTTCGTAAGTCCCGTAACTGTTCAGGAACCGGAGCCGGTAACGCTCGCGAACCGTCGGGCTTTGTTCGATCCCGATCCGGAGAGCAAACGTATCACCGCTATACACGTCAAAAAGGTTAGCCAGTACCCCGTAATCGGTAAAGAATTTAAGTCTTACGGCCTCCAGGTTCAAGGCGTAGAAATTCCCTGCCGTACCTGGTACTGCAAGGCTTTGACCGGTAAGAAGTTCCGTTATTTTCAGTTCGTGTCCCGGATAGATGAAACAGAGCGGGTAAAGTTCCGTCTCGCGCATCGTTATACGCCAGTCATTGCTCCGGGTGGTAAA